GAAGGGTGCCAGAGCAGGTGGAGTGATGAAAAAGAAAGGTATGGCTGCAGGTGGTAGAAATACCATGAAAAAGCAAATGATGCGTGGTGGCGGTATGACAGGCATGAAGAAGAAGATGATGGCTGGCGGTGGAGCCATGAAGAAAAAAGGATACGCTATCGGAGGTGCTATGAAGAAGAAAGGCATGAAGAGGGGCGGTAAGGTCATGAAGATGAGAGGTGGAGGACTAGCCACTAGAGGCACAAACTTCAGAATTAGATAATGGCTGTAGATAAAAACCTTGAACCCTTTGAGGTTGATGTCGAGGGTGATCCATCCGAATCAGAGTTAAAGGTAGAAGTAGTAAACCCAGATGCTGTGTCAATAGAGACAGAGGACGGTGGTGTTGTTGTAGATTTTGAAGGTAGTGCTACAGAAGAACTTACGGGTGCAGACCACAACTCCAATTTAGCAGAACATATTGAAGATCAAGACTTAGAAGAGATGGCATCTGATTTAGTCAGTGATTTCGAATCAGATAGAACATCTAGAAAAGAATGGTCAAGGTCTTATGTAAAAGGTCTTGATCTTCTTGGTATGAAGATAGAAGAACGAACCCAACCTTGGGAGGGTGCGTCAGGCGTATTCCATCCTTTATTGTCAGAAGCCATTGTTAGATTTCAAGCACAAGCAATGGGAGAAATATTTCCTGCGTCAGGACCTGTACGAACAAAGATCGTAGGAAAACAAACAAAAGAAAAGAACGAACAGTCAAAGCGTGTAGAGCATGAGATGAACTATATGCTAACCGAAGAGATGACAGAGTATCGTGATGAAACAGAGCAGATGCTCTTTCGTTTACCTCTTGCAGGATCAGCATTTAAAAAAGTCTATTACGATCCAATAATGGAAAGACCATGTGCTATGTTTGTTCCTGCTGAGGACTTTGTAGTTTCTTATGGTGCGTCTGATCTTATGTCGTGTTCACGATATACCCATGTTATGAAGAAAACAGAAAACCAAGTAAGAGAGCTACAGGTCAATGGATTTTACAGAGACGTAGAACTACCAGAACCAACAAGAGACGAATCAGACATACAAGAGAAGTATGATGAGATGGACGGCAGCGAAGCTGTCTATGATGATGACGATAGGTACACTATACTAGAGATGCACGTTGATCTAGAAATGCCAGAACCTTTCGAAGATAAAGATGGCTTGGCACGACCCTATATAGTGACCATAGATAAGTCATCCAGAACAATACTATCGATCAGAAAGAACTGGTATGAAAGCGATGAAAAGAAAACTAAGCGACAGCATTTTATTCATTATAGATATCTTCCTAGCCTTGGGTTTTATGGTACAGGACTTATTCATCTTATTGGTGGGTTGGCTAAATCGGCTACGTCCATACTGCGTCAGCTTATTGATGCAGGTACTCTATCGAATCTACCTGCTGGTCTTAAAGCTCGTGGTCTCCGTATTAAAGGGGATGACTCGCCTCTCATGCCTGGTGAGTTCAGAGATGTCGATGTGCCTGGCGGTGCGATACGAGATTCCATTACGTTTATACCTTATAAAGAACCATCCTCAGTATTGTACCAGTTGTTGGGAAATATTGTCGAAGAGGGAAGACGAATTGGGTCGATAGCAGATGTTCAAGTGGGTAACATGAACCCTAACGCTCCAGTGGGTACCACTCTAGCTTTGCTAGAAAGGTCGATGAAAGTCATGTCAGGAGTGCAGTCTAGACTTCATGCATCGCTAAAAAAAGAACTCAGAATATTAGCAAAGTGCATACACGATTTTATGCCATCTGATTATTCCTACGAGATAGAGGGTGATTTCTCTAGGACAAAAGATTTTGATGGCAGAATAGATGTGATACCTGTATCTGATCCTAACGCCTCTACAATGGCACAGAGGGTAACGCAGTATCAGTCAGCGTTGCAGTTAGCCCAACAAGCACCACAACTATACGACATGGGCAAGCTACACAGGCAGATGCTAGAGGTATTAGGCATACAAGATGCTGATGATATTATAAAACTACCAGAAGATATAAAACCTAAAGACCCTGTTGCAGAAAACATGGCTATAATGAAACAAGAGCCAGTAAAAGCGTTTAAGTATCAGGATCACGAGGCACATATAGCAGTACATAAAGCCGCAGCTGAAGACCCAAAGATAACTCAAATCATAGGTCAGTCACCATTTGCCGCAGCTATACAGAACGCTATGGCGGCTCATATAACTGAACACGTTGCGTTCCAGTACAGAAAAGAAATGGAGTTGCAGTTAGGAACAGCTTTACCAGATGAGGACAAGCCAATACCAGACAACGTAGAAGAGCAGCTGTCTAAGCTAGTAGCTAAAGCGTCAGAGAAAGTTTTGAACAAAAGCAAAGCAGAGATAGCTGATCAACAAGCAAAACAAGAACAACAAAACCCACTTACAATATTACAGCAAAAAGAAATGGCTCTAAAAGAAGCTGAGTTTGCTCACAAAAAAGAAATGGACATAGCAAAATTAAAAGTAGATGTAGAGCAAAAAGATAAAGATCAGAAGATAGAAGTGGCAAAAGTAGCTACAAAAGCAATATCTGATGAGCAAAAGAATAAAAGAGATCAAATAAAACAAGGCATACAAGAGGGTATAGACCTTGCTAGAGAGTTTGTAGATGAGTAGTGAAAGCATCTACGCACCTCTTCTAACAAAAGTTTTAGAGTATAAAGAAGATATTAAAAATCATCTAACATCAGGTGGGGCTAAGTCTATGGAGGATTACGCATCTATGGTTGGTGAGTATAGATGCCTTAATAAAATACACGAAGATATACTTGACATCGAGAAGAGATACATTAATGATTAAAAAAAGTTATATGTAACTTTTCGTTTTCAACGCAAGGAACTGTGATCCTTAATCACTGCATGAGGTAAAAATGTATCAAGCTGTAAAGAAGGAAGAAGACCCAAAGGTCGCTTCCAAAATGCCCGAACCAAAGGGCTACAAACTCCTAATATCCCCAGTAGAAGTAGACGAGAAGACCGAAGGGGGTCTATATATGCCTGACCAAATAAGAGATGCTGAAGGTATAGCGTCTATTATAGGTTTCGTGGTTAGTATGGGTTCTGACGCTTATAAGGATAAAGACAAGTTTCCAAACGGTGCATACTGTAAAGTGGGTGACTTTGTTATCTTTAGATCATACTCAGGCACTCGTTTTAAAATACACACACAGGAATTTAGATTAATTAACGATGACACAGTAGAAGCAGTTGTCGATGACCCAAGAGGATATAAGAGAATATGAACGATACAGCAGAAAAATTAGAAGAGAACATCGAAGACACAGCAGAAGTTGTAGAAAACGATGAAAAGTTTGATATTGAAATTATTGATGACACCCCAGAAGAAGATAGGGTGCCTAAAAGAAAAGAAACGTCAGAGGCTGATACTGATGCCGACAATGATGATGAAATAAAAAACTATAGTGAAGGGGTTCAAAAAAGAATATCTAAACTAAAGTATGAGTTCCATGAAGAAAGAAGAGCTAAAGAAGAGGCTAAAAGGCTTCAAGACGAGGCTATAAGCTATGCAGAAAAGCTAAAGAAAGACAACGAAAGTCTTAGAAAGACCTTAGCTGATGGCGAAAGTATGCTAATCGATCAAGCTAAAGGTAGAGTTGGGGCAGAGCTTGATAAAGCAAAAGCAGACTATAAAGAAGCATATGAGTCTGGTGATCCCGATAAATTAATCGAAGCTCAAGAAAAATTATCAAAGCTTCACAATGAAAAGTTTAGAGTGGATGAGTACAAGCCTCAGCCTCAAGAAGTTCAAGAAGAAGCACCTAAGCCCAAAGCTCCTCAGCTTTCACAAAGAGATTTAGAGTGGCAAAGAAACAACGAATGGTTTGAAAAGGACTCTGTAATGAGAGGAACGGCTATGGGTTTACATAGTCAGTTACAGCAAAAAGGTGTTGTGCCAGGCTCAGAAGAGTATTATAAAGGAATAGATGAGGGAATGAGAAAGATATTCCCTGAAAAGTTTGAGGTTCAGCAAGAAGCACCTGAACTACAAAATGGAAACGTGGTAGCCCCCGTTGAAAGAAGCGGAAAAAAATCACGCACAGTGCGTCTAACAAGAACCCAAGTAGCCCTCGCAAAGCGACTTGGTCTCAGCAATGAGCAGTATGCAGCGCAGTTAATGAAGGAACAATCCAATGGCTAATAGAGAACCAAGAGACACGCAAACCCGTGAGACAGAGATGAAGAAGAAAACGTGGGAACGACCTACTCTTCTTCCTACACCAACTCCAAGAGAAGGTGTTAAGTTTCGTTGGATAGCGACAGCAGTTATGGGGCAACCTATGACTCCTAACGTATCCTCAAAATTCCGTGAAGGTTGGACTCCCGTATTGGCTAAAGATCACCCAGAGTTGCACGTTATGCCCGATATCGATTCAAAGTGGTCTGAAAATATAGAGGTTGGTGGGTTACTTTTATGTAGCAACGCAACCGAAACAGTAGAAGCCCGTAAGGAATATCATAAAGAGCAGTCACAACGACAAATTGAGAGTGTTGATAATTCTTACTTGAGAACCAATGATCCACGGATGCCAGTTCTGAAACCAGAGCGAAGCACCCGTACAACTTAATGGAGGTAGACATATGTCTAGCACATCTGCTCCTTTTGGTTTGCGACCCGTAGGTACTTTGGGCGGCGAATACACTGGTGGTTTTCGTCAATACCCAATCCTATCCTCGTATTCCACAAGGATTTGTATGGGAGATGTCGTCAAGTTAAATGACGATGGCTCCACAGTCACCATCCAGAAAGATACAGGCACAAGTGCGTGTACACCTATAGGTATTTTTCTAGGATGTCGTTTCATCGATGTAAGCACCAGTCAGCTTACATTTTCACAACAATGGTCAGGTGCAGCCCACACAAGTGGGATGGCTTATGTAGCTGATGATCCAAACATTCTGTTTGCTATACAGGCAGACGGAACAGTAAATGATGATGATTTGGGTGCTAACGTAGAGTTAGAGCAAACAGCATCAAGTGCTACGTTTGGTATCTCTCGTGTTAGTCTCGACATTAGCACGACAGCAGTTACTGCAGCCCTACCAGTTAGGATTGTAGATTTTCTTGGAGGTCACGATGGTGACGAAAGAGGATCAAACTTTCCAATAATGGTCTGTAAATTTAACACAGGTCATCAATTAGGTGTCGGTGTTGTTTCTGGCAACGCACCAGGAGGTGGTTAATCATGGCAGTTATGAGTAGAGCAAATCTCTTAAAAGAGTTACTCCCAGGCTTAAACGCATTGTTTGGGCTAGAGTATGACGGCTATGAGAATGAACACGCTGAAATTTACGAAACCGAAAACTCCGATAGAAGTTTTGAGGAGGAAGTAAAGCTAAGTGGGTTCGGTGCAGCCCCTGTTAAACAGGAAGGTGCATCCATCTCTTACGACTCAGCACAAGAGTCATTCACTGCTCGTTTTAACCACGAGACAGTGGCTATGGGTTTCTCTATCACAGAGGAAGCTATGGAAGACAATTTGTATGACAGCTTATCTGCACGTTATACAAAGGCTCTTGCTAGAGCGATGGCTTACACAAAACAAACAAAGGCAGCGTCACTTCTGAACACTGGTTTTGATACATTCACCTCTGGTGATGGAGCGTTTCTATTTAGTGCTTCCCACGGTACTGTGGCAGGTGGTAACAACAGAAACCAACCATCAGTAGCGGCTGACCTTAACGAAACATCTCTTGAGCAAGCAGTGATCGACATTGCGGCTTTCGTGGATGAAAGAGGTCTATTGATTGCAGCGAAGCCAAGGAAGTTGATCGTTCCACCTGCATTGATGTTTACAGCAACTAGATTGCTACAAACAGATTTGAGAGTGGGAACTTCTGATAATGATCTAAACGCTATCAAGACCAATGGGTCTATCCCAGAGGGCTATAGAGTTAATCATTATCTAACAGATAGCGATGCTTTCTTTATAATCACAGATGTTCCAAACGGAATGAAGCATTTCGTTAGAACTCCTATGGCTACTGGCATGGACGGTGATTTCAATACTGGAAACGTAAGATACAAAGCGAGAGAGAGATACTCTTTCGGTGTATCTGATCCACTTGGAATTTATGGTTCAACAGGAGCCGCTTAACTAGCTAATATGGGGGGCAGTAGTTCATGGCTGCCCCTCATTCACCTTGACAGCGTAAGCTGACATTTGCCACGACAAGGAGATTAATATGGGCAATTCAACATTTTCAGGACCTATTAGGTCTCAAAGTACAATTAAGACAGTAAGTAAAAACGCATCTACTGGTACAATTACAGAAGTGATTACTATGGGTGATGCACCAGTTGCATTAGGTGATGAAGACAAAACACTTGATAATGCAACACATAGTGGAAGAGTTCTTGCTGTGCCTGCTATAACATCAGATAGAACAATAACTTTACCTGCTCCAGTTGCAGGAGCTACGTTTAAATTTATATACGCAGGAGCAGCAGAAGAAGCACAAAATCTTATTATCGTCACGCCTGGTAACGCTAACTTTTTCTTAGGAAATGTTCAGCATTTAGATACCAACGCAGATAATGTTGGTGTTTATGCAAACGGCAGTTCTAACTCAAAGTTAACATTAACTGACTTTGGTAGCATGGAAATAAATATAGTAGCTAAAGACAGCACTAATTACTATATTTGGGGCAATGTAGTCTCTGAAGACGTACCTGCTTTTGCTGACCAGTAATAGGGGGATAACATGGCTGATGCAGTAACATCACAAACCCTCTTTGATGGTGACAAACACGTTGTCATGAAATTTACAAACATTTCTGACGGTACGGGTGAGTCAGCAGTCAAGAAGGTTGATGTCAGTGCGTTGAATGCAGATATATATGGCAATACTTGTAGTAGTGTTGCCATAGAGAAAATCTGGTGGCAGTGCATAGGCATGAAGG